TTGGAGAAGAAACACCAATCAAGGACAAAAATGGTGTTCAATTAAAAGTAGGAGACTTGGTACTTGGTAAAAAAAGATAAATATTTTGCACATGGTTTTGGAGTTTACTTTAATGCTGATGGCAGTTATTCAAGTGAAGTGCAAATTGAAAAAGTAAAAGGTTGCAAAGATATAGAGTTAGGGTCTAAAATGCCAATTCCAAGTACACAATTTCAAATTCTAGCAATACAATATGGTGAAAAAGATGTTTAAAATAGTAGAATTAGAAGATTGTGAAATAGAACAATACGTATTTTTAACCAAAGTATTATTAGGTAGAAATAAAATCTACCCTATTTATAAAATTAATTACGAGACTAAACAAGTCACTTTAAAAGTATCAGAAAAAGTTTTCTTAACGGTATTATGGAAGGATGTTGAAATGATTTATGACATTTAAAGATTTGAATATAACAAGCACGTGCTTATTTAAGCCTTTATTTGAGGAAAGCTTTGGTGGGGCTGATGATCAAATTAATGGAAACTTATTGCCTTTTCAAGTAAACGATGATGTTTATTTAATAGATACATACCATATTGATGAATACTCTCATGAAAATTATGAAAACTACGTAGAAAAATTGATTAAAAATGGGAATAATATATATAAAATTATACCGTTTGTAAACGACTTTTATTATAGACACGCATATAAGATTAATTCAATAGAAGATTTAAATAATAGATTTGAACTTATTTTTACACCTATGGTGTAGAAGATAGGATAAAGCTTTCAGCGTTAAAATATGATGGCGAATGTATTTGGCTAATTAAAAAAGGAGCTATTAGGAATATAACCTTACAAATTAATAAATTAATCGTTAGAGTAAAAGAACATATTTCATACACAACACCTGAGGTATATTGTGCAATAGAAGATATAAAAACATTAAAAGAATTAATCAAAGAAAATCCTAATTGTGATTACAATAAAGATATGTATGCTAAAACTTTAGAATGGTACGATTATATGAGTAAAATTAGTGAAGAAATAGACAAAAAATACGAAGAAATTTTTTTGAAAGGGGGTAAATAAATATGACTGAAGAATACACAAAAATTTATTGTGAAAGTATGGCGAAGAGTTTAGAGGACAAGCTCTTCTTCTTAAATGAAATAGATATTAATGACTATGATTATATAGTTGATTTTGGATGTGCAGATGGGCGAATACTTGAGGTTCTTGACGAAAGGTTAACAAACAAAAAAACAATATTAGTTGGCATTGAGAAAAATAAAGTAATGGCTGACCAATTAGTATTATTAGCAGCTAGAACAAAACATACTATGCTAGTTTCAACCAAATTAATAATTGATGATGAGATTTTTAATCTTTTGAAAAGAGCGGACAAGAAAAATCTTATTATTTTTAGTAGCGTGTTGCACGAATATAATTGGGAAAATTTTAAACCATTCTTTATATTATTTGATACGATAGTAATGCGTGATATGCAAAGCCCTGAAAAATTTTGGTATAAGGTTACCGAATCAACAAGAGCGTTGGTAACAAAAGATTTTCCAGGAGAATTATTGGCTAAATTAGAACGAAAATATGGTTATATTAACGATTTAGAAAGATTATATAAATATTTTTTGATGTATAGATATGCAGATAATTTCGATCACGAATTGCAAGAAGATTATTTTAGTATTATTTTGGAAAATTTAAAAGAGTGGTTAACCTATGATTATGTATTTCACGTTTTATATGAAAAAGATTATATTTTGCCATTTATTAAACAAGATATTGAGACTAAATTTGGGTACGAATTAAAATACCCTACACACAAACAAATCATTTTTGTTAAGGATTAGGTGATAAAATGTTAATAATAATATTACTAATTTTAATTTGTATTATTTGTTGGATGTGGTTTATAAAAAGTTTAGATAATGTTGATGGACTATTTTCTCCTCCAATTGTTCTTACTGGCGTAACAACCACATGTGTTTTAGTGGCAATAGGATTAGCAATTTATTTGTCAAATCCGCGTGCAAAAACAGTAGAAGAGTTAAGATTGCAAAGGGAAATTATTGTTGATAGTTTAGAAAATACAACTAGCAAACGATTATATGCTAAATCTTATGTAGATGCAGAAGAATTTAATAAAGAAAAGCAACACTATGAAAGCAGAAAAGATAGTTTATGGGTTGGTTGTTTTCAAGATAAAAGATATGAATATATCTCTTTAAACAATAATAAAAGATTTGAAATAAGAAAAAATGACTGTAATTATCAAGTGGGTGATATAGTTAAACTTGTTGAATATAACAGCGACAAACAAGTAGAAACAAATAGTTATATTGTTGTAAAGATAACTTATATTTTAAAAGACATACAGCAATATGGGTTAGATAAAGATTACTGCATATTTGGGTTTATAATATGTGAAAAAATGTTAAATGTTGGAGGTATGAAATGGAAGAAAAGAATAAATACCAAGAAGCTTTAGAAGAAATTATAAATGGATATCAATATGCTTATAATTATTATTGCCAATTTCAAGGAGTATCAGAAGAAAAGGCAAAAGAATTATTTGAACATTTTAATAACAAAAATATAGGATTACTTAAAAGATTACTTAGTAAAGAAACACCCAAAGAACCAATTAAAGAGCCAATGATTAAAGAATTTGAAACTGAAATTTTACAATATAAATGTCCAACTTGCAAAATTTGCAAGGTCGGTAAAATAACTGATAATGGTTGGGAACCAAAAGGAGAAGGTTTTACTAACTATTGTCCAATTTGCGGTCAAAAAATAAAATGGTAAGAATTTAAAAGGTGGAAACATGAAAAAAGAAAGATTATTTGATATTAATAGTTTAGAAATTAACCCTTTATATATTACACCTACTGAAAAAAGAAAATGGACTGTTGCTTTTACGAAATGGTGCAACGATCAATACGATAAATATGGCTCACAATATGGTTTATTTTGTTGCAGCTTTATGAGAATTTGTGATTTATGCGAAATGAAAAAGTGTAATGGTTGTGCTGATTGTGTAGAAACTATAAAAGAATGTTTTAAAAAGCAAGGTAAAGAAATTCCTTACAGAAATTATAATTTTGAAGAAATTTTAAAAGAGGTAGAAGAATAAAGAAAAAGCCAAAATATGTATAGCACATTTTTTAAAGAGGAAAAGGAGGGTTTAAAAATGGAATACAAAGAAATATTTAGGCTTAAAAAGATGTTGGGAGAAGCAAACATACCTTTTGAATTTACTGATGATTTATTTCATATTAAAGATAAGGTTTTAAAAGATACTGTTTCAAACATCATTTATTTTAGAAAGTATTATCCATCTTATCAAATAATAATTTATAAAAATGGTGCAAAAGAAGAAAAAATATGCGATGTGATTCAACATTGTGGGTCTTATGGCAACAGACAGGATTTGTTAGAAATTATGGGTGGTTTAACAGAAGAAGAACAAGAAAAGGATAGCGTGCTTGGGTATTTAACGGCGGAAGAAGTTTTTAAACGCTTTAAGCAATGTTATGAGAACGGTTGTTCTACGTATAAAAATTTAGAGGAGGAATAAAACAATGTATTTTAAAGAAGCATATCAAAAAATGTTAGAAGGAAAGAAAGTTAAAAGAAAAGGTTGGGAAGGCTGGCAATATTATAAATTAATCGGAGATAATATGTATTATGCTGACAAACTAATAGCTTCAAATATTACTGTTGAAAACGCTTTAGCTGATGATTGGGAAATTGTAGGAGAAAGGGAAGTTGTAGAAGAACCTAAATGGAAACCACGAGAAGGTGAATTATATTTTTATGTTAATTCAAATGGAGAAATGGAATATAGGTATTATAAAAATAGAAATATAAATGACAAACGCCGTATTTGTAATATTGGTAATTATTTTAAAACAGATGAGGAAGCAGAGCATATGGTTGAAAAATTAAAGGTAATCAAAGAATTAAAAGAGTTATCTAATATTAAGTTTAATATGAGTGATTATTTAAAAAATAATAAAATATATTATATAGCCTATGATTTTACGCAAAATAGAATCGTACCACTATTTGATAATATTTCTAGAAACATCCCATTTAATGTTTATTTTTCCACTAAAGAAGACTGTGAAAAAGCTATTACAAAAATAGGAAAAGAACGACTTGAAAGATATTACTTTGATATGGAGGATTAAATTTATGGCAAAGAGAAACAAGCACGGAAGATTTATAGTTACAAAACAAGGGCTTTTGTTGGATACATGTGGGTTTGGTTGTAGAACTTGGGGGATGAGCGATCAAAAAACCATAAAATTTGAAAATGGTAAATATTATTTGAAAAGAGAATACGAAGATACAAACGAAGAACTTGAAATAGAAGTTGCTGAAGTTTTACAAAGTTTTGAAGAAATAGGAAAAAAATACAAGATTAAACAAAACGTGGAAGTGGTTATATGTTGTGGTGAAATGGTTTTTGATAAGCCAATAAAAGTTTGTAAAAGGGAGTATAAAGAAAATGAAAATTAAAAAGAAATTAAGAGATGTCACTCCAAGTGAATATAGAGAATGGAAAAAAAAGCATTGTGCTTTAAATACAATAGATTGTGCAAATTGTGCTTTTCATTACGTTATGTGCCGTAGTTGGGGACCTTCTTGGGTAAAACATAAGAATTTATATTCAGATAACTTTTTAGATCAAGAAATAGAAATTGAGGCTAAAGATGTTTTAGATGAAGTAGAAAAGAAATATCTAAAATCAATAATTAGACCGTTTAAAGATAGAGTTGTATCGATCGAGAAAAAAAAGAATATAAATAGTGAGGGTACTTTTTATTATATTGGAATAAATGTTCTACACTTTCATAAGTAGTATGTATGTAGTCTTCCAATTTGATATAAACTACTAGAAAAAAAGAGGAAACAACTAATGAATAAAAAAGCAAGAATAACAACACTTATATTAGGTATTATATTAGGTATATTATTAACAATATGTTTTATAAATATTAAATATAAACAACCTGGTAGTAAGGCATCAAGAATATCGATAAATGTTAAGGTTACATATCGTGTTTATTATAGTTTAGAAAGCAAGGGAATTAGTGATAACTGAAACAAATATTAATTATTATGGTTATAAGAATTATAGTAAATATAAAACTTATACATGTGAATATTGTAAAAAAGAGTTTAAATTAATTAAAGGCGAAATGTTATACAAACTGGCACACTTGACATTTTGTTCATACAAGTGCCGTTCTGAATACAAAAAGATAGAAAGTGAGAAAATGAAAAATGAATAGAGAAGATTTAGTATTAGGTTGTAAAGTTGTTTGCAATGGTTATTTGAAAAAAACTAAAATGAAATATTGCTTACCAAAACTGGATATTGAAGATTATGAACCAGAGCAATTAAAGGTTATTAGCAATGTTGGTAATTCTGAAAGTATTAAGTATTTAAAACTTAACGAAGAGTTTGAGCAAGAGCAATACGAAGTAGTGAAATTGGCTAAACCATTTACTGGTGTATTAGTAGGAACGCAAAAGGTATTTACTAAAAAGCACTTTAAATGCGAAAATGATTTTGTTGATTATGCAGATAATTTATTAACACAAATTAAGCCGTACACAAAAAAAGAAGATTTACAATTTGTAGCAAAGGTATATTTTAAAAAAGGACAATCAAGATTAGTGCCTTTAGAAATGGTGGAATTAATTAATGAATAGCATCGAAGAAGTAATGGCATCAATGGTTAAACAAAAAATGTCGATAAGAGAGATTGCCAAAAAAATTGGAATGCCTAAATCGACATTGCACCTAAAACTACAAAATTTTGCAAAAAAGAACCCTAAATTACCTTTAGTAATACAATATAACGATTTATTAAATAGTAATATATTAAGTATGCACTCTAAAGGTGGTAAAAATAGTTACAAAAATCGAAAATAAGAAAGAAGGAACATAAAATGACAAAAATACAATGGATGATTTATAATTATTTAAAAGAAAAATCAGAAAAGGATGAATGGACTAGCCAAGATGAATTGGTGCGATATTTAGCCAAGAATAATTGCTTTATCGATAAACGATCATTGAGAAAGAACATACAAATGATTAGACAAGCCGATGTTATTCAAAAAGTAATATTGACATCATATTCACAAGGCTACAAAATAATGAATGATGAGAGCCAAATTGAAATTTTAGAAAAGAGAAAGATAACGATTTTAAAATCATTAAAACAATATTGGCGAGATATTAAACGATTAAGCCGAGATAACCAAACAAAGCTAACTTTTGGTTCAAAAGAAAGGGAATACATTGAAGCACTTTTAAAAACTACTGAAGAATAGAGGTGCATATATGAATGGCATTATACGATGACAACATAGGAATTTTTAAACAATATGTAAAAGAATATGGTTCAGCTTTGCAAATACCAGAAGTTTACAATGATGATGAAAGCAATAAAGGGTTTTATTCTTTTATGCATTCGTTTTATGAGTGGTTGTATTATCAAATACATACATTTTTAACACCTAACAAAAATATACCAAAGTATGAAAATGTTATTAAAACTTATTGTAATTATATTAGAGATAAAATATTACCTATTTGTAATAATAAAATAAAGCATTATAATACTAAACTTGTATCACAAGAAAATGCACAACCTAACAGAGATTGCTTGAAAAAATGGCTTGATTTGGAAGATAACTTTTATGCATTAGCTTGTTATCGAAACTTGGAAATGATGGCACTATATCTTGAAAGAGGTAAAACAAACAAACTGTGGGCTAAAACCATACATTTATTTAGAAATTTTTATTTTTACTCACAAAAATTAGTGTTTGAACAAAAAATAGATATGATAAGAGCAAGTTATTTTCCAGGTGCTGGTAAAACATACGCTGTTAATATTTTGTGTGCTTGGTGGTGGGGTTATGATAATGAAGCATCAATAATCCGTGTAACATATTCTGCCGACCTATGCAAACAATTTATACAACAAATAACTGACATTTTAGATAGCCCACAATATAGAAAAGTTTTCCCAAAATTTGATATAGGAAACGTTGGTGATGGAAAAACAAGTGGGCTATACAATAACTATTCAGTTGAAATAGGATTTAGATTTGCATTTTCAAGCGTTCAAAACTTTTACGCAACAACACGTGATGGGCAAACAACAGGTAAAAGAGGAAATATATTAATTATTGATGATATTACAAAAGGTTCAGATGAAGCATACGATGAGAACCTACACAAGAGATTAACAAACAAATTTGATACTGAATGGAACTCAAGAGGCGATAGTTCATATCAACCTATAATTGCCGTTGGTACAATGTGGTCTAATTTAGACTTATTAAATGTATTACATAATAGAGCTATAAAAAATACTAATAATAATATGGAAGAAGACAGTTCTTTCAAATATACCGAATTGTCAAAAAATAATGATGGAAGTTTAAATTCAGTCTTTATTTCAACACCTATTCTTGATTATGTAACAAATCAAAGTACTTGCCCTTTGCGATATTCAACAGAAAAAATGCTTCAAAAAAGGGACAATATGGATGAGGCACTTTGGAATTCTGTTTATCAGCAAAGACCAACACCACCAGAAGAATTTTTATTTGCAATTAGCAAACTACAAACTTATGATGATTCAACTTACCCTAAAAAAGAAATGTTGGAAAACGAAACACAATGTTATGCATTTATTGACCCTACAAGAAAAGGAACTGACTTCTTTTCAATGCCTATTTTTAAGCGATATAGAATTGACAAAAATAGGTGGTCGAAATGGTATTGGATTGACATAATATTTGAGCAAAAAGCCACCAAAGAATTAATGTTTGATATTGCATTTAAGATTATTAATCATAGAATTACGAAAGTTGGCTATGAAAATAACATTGATGTAAGTTTTGATTCTGCATTAAAATATACATTAAGAGATTTAAATTATAGCGGTTCAGTGACAATCGAACCATTTTACTCTTCAAATGAAAGCAAGCAAATGAAAATTAGCAATGCATCTTTTGGGATGAAAAAAGAAATAATTTACCCTGCACCTAAAATGTTTGCAATGAATAGTCCGATGGGAAAAGCAATGAACCAACTTACAATGTGGAGTTTATCGCAACGCTATGGCGACCACGATGACTGTCCCGACTCTATATCAATGTTTGTAAAATATTATTGCGAAGAGCAAAGAACAAACACAATGGAAGTGTTTAACAAATCAATTTTAGGCTTTTAAACCACAATTTTTGTGGTTTTTTTATTTTTTAGTTGACAAACATTAGAAAATGTTGTAGTATAAGGCGATTTTAAGACTTCCACTTGTCCTAGTGTGTCATTTTGAAAGGAAAAAAAGATTATGAGTGCAGAAACAGAACAAGCAATAAAGAGTTTATACATGCCAAAAGTGTTTAAAGGTAGAGAAAAAGTAATAATGCCTATTTCTAAAGAACTTTTTATGAAAGACCCATTAATTGCTTTAAGAAAATATCTAAATCAAACAATAGGTATTTTTAATGGAAATGTTAGCGATATTGAAACTCTACACGAATATTATTTAGGTAATCAAGCGATTTTTTCAAAATTAAGAAAAGATGAATCACTAATTAATAATAAAGTAGTAGAAAATCATATATATAAACAAGTAAATTTTAAAGTAGGTTTTATGTATGGTAATCCACTAGAATACACTATTACAAACGAGAAAAAAATAGACACTGATGATATGACATATTTAAACTCATATTTAAACGATGTTAACAAAGCAAGTTTAGATATTGAAAAGGCACAAGATTTGTATGAATTTGGTGTTGCTTACCTAAGATTAATTCCACGTAGGCAAAAATTAAGTGAGTATGATATTGAAAGCGAAGCACCTTTTGAATTAGTAAATATGCCAGTAAAGCAAACATGTGTTGTGTATTCAAACGATATTCCAAATGAACCATTATTTGGTATGGTAATAAGTGATGACCGCAATACAGAAAACTACAAATCATTCAAGACAGTGCAAATTTATATGCCATATCGAAGAATAGTTTATAAAAACAATAATTTTGTACAACCAATCGAAGATATTCCACAACCATATAGTTATATTCCTATTCAAGAGTTTTGTTTAAACAAAGATAGAATAGGTATTATCGAAATTGGTGTTCAATTGCAAAACTTAATAAACAATATTGATAGTTCGCAAATGGATGGTATTGAGGAAGAAATTAATAGTTTTATAGTTATGATTAACCAAAGAGTTGATGAAGACTTTATAAACTTAATTAAAACGTTGAAAAGAGAGCGTGTACTTGTACTTAATACACAAAATCCACAAACACCAGCAGACTTAAAACTTGTTTCTACCAAACTTGATCAAGGTTCAACAAATCAATTTTACGAAAGGGTTTTAAAAGCCTTATATGACATTGTAGCTGTACCTCAAGCAAGTGGAAATGTTACGAGTGGTGGCGACACGGGGCAAGCGAGATTGCTTGGCAATGGTTGGGAATCAGCTCAAAATCAAGCACAAGTAGACCAACAATATTTGATAAAATACGAACGTGAATTATTGAAAAACATAATTAAGATTTGCAAATTAACAGAAAAATGCCCAGTTAATGAGATAAATGCAAGTGATGTTGCAATTAAATTTAACATTAATATGTCAAACAACTTATTAGTAAAAGCTGAAGCATTAAAGATGTTAAATGAAGCACTAGTACCAGAAAAGGCAATATTGTCAATTTGTGGTATTACAAAAGATGTTGATGGTTTAGGCGATGATTGGAAGAAAAACAAGCAAAATCAAGCTCAAATCGAACAACAAAATAATAATCAAGGTATAAATAGTTAAATAAACTAATTATATATAATCAAACAAAGTTAGAGAAAACTTTTTAAAAAACGCAGGAAGTTAGAGAAAACTTTAAAAAACGCAAGGAGAAAAAAATATGAATTTTTTAAAAGCAAACAAAACACAAATTCCATTTAAATTACAATTCTTTGGTGAGGGAGAACCTACACCAGAACCAAATCCAAATCTAAAAACGTATTCATACGAAGAATATGAAAAACTTAAAGCAAGTTTTGACAAAACTTCAAGTGAATTAGCAAGTTTGAAAAAACAAGTGCAACAAAAAATGACTGATGAAGAGAAAAAAGCAGAAGAAGATAAGGCTTTACGTGAAAAAGTAGCAAATTATGAAAGCCAATTAGAAAACTTAACTCTTGAAAAGTCATTAACTAAAAACAACTTATTTAGTAGCGAAGAAGCACAAAATATTTTAAAGTTGAAAGAAAACAAAAACGAAATGTTAGAAAGCATTATGACATTGGTTAGTGCAAAAATTGAACAAGCAAAGAAAAATGCAATAGCCGAGTTTATGCAATCTAGCAATGTGACTGGTGGAATTAAAACACCAAATTCTGCTGATGATGAAATTATTGCAATGGCAAAACGAGCTTCAAAAACTACTCAAAAAAGCAATTTCTTTTAAAACAAATTAAAAATTTCACAGGAGGAAAAAATTTAATATGGCTAATTACAATTTTGAAAAAACAGTATTAGACATGCATAGCTTTTATTACACACTTCCTTGTCAAGTGACTAATACAGGCTTAACTGCCGATTCAAACGGCAAAAAAATTATTAAAGCTGGTACACCAGTTGGTGGCGAAACTAACGCTTTATTAAACAGAGATACAGCAGTTTTAATTGCAACAAACGATGCAACTAATGGTGCTAAAACACAAGGTGTAGTTATTCACGATGTAGATGTAACTGCGGGTCAAACAACAGCAACTGTTGCTTTTGCTGGTGTTATTGATATGGCAAAAATGGATGCAGGTTTTGATCTTGACTCAAAGGTTACTTTCCCTCACGACATAATTTATATGAAAGGAAGAGGTTTCTAATATGCCATCAATTGCAGAATTATATACAACTAAAAACATTAAAACTTATTGGGATGCTAGAAAGCAAGAAGAAACTAAATACGTTGGTATCGATGAGTTATTTGGTTCAAGAAAACAATTAGAAGATACAATTGATTCAGTTTCTGGTAAAAGTGGTTATACACCAGCTTTACTATTAAATAGCCCTGATTCTAAAACAGTTTATCGTGAAAGAGGCGAAATTACTGTTGAACAAAAAAAGATACCATTCTTCAAAGAAGGTATGCAAGTAGATGAAAAACATATCATTGAATTAATGAAATTAGAGGGAAACCCTAATCGTGCATTAGTTCAAATGGTATATGATCGTATGTTTAACGATAGTTATCAACTTTACTTAAGTTCACGTATGACACGTGAAATAATGGTTAATCAATTACTTTCTGAAGGTAAAGTTTCTTTTGCCTCAAATGGTGCAGCTTTTACAGCAACTTATAAAATTACAAAAGAGACTGATTTAGCTGGTACAGCAAAATGGAGCGATTTAGAAAATTCTGACCCTCTAAAAGATATTAGAAAGATGAAAAAAGATGCTAAAATTAATGGCGTTGCAAGAGCAATGTGTAGTCCAACAACTTTTGATTATATTGTCAACAATGCTAAAATTAAGAAACTTCTTGTTAATCCATGGGGTGGTGCCGATATATCAGATGCTGATGTATTAAATTTAATTTATGCAAGAACAAATGTAAGATTATATGTAAATGATACTTATTATATGAAAGATGATAAGAGCGATGCTCAAATCTTCCCAGATAATATCATTTCATTATTCCCTATTGGAAAATTAGGCGATATTGTATTCTCAGTTACACCTGAAGAAAGAGTATTGTTAAATACACCTAATGTTGCTACAGTTTCAATCATTGATGATGGTGTTGCTATTGTTGAAACAGTAGACACTGATGCAGTTTCTATTCAAACAAAAATTGCAATGCGTTGTTTACCATCACTTGACATTTACCCAGACCAAATCGTAACATTAAAAGTAGCATAGAAAAAATAACAAGCAAGGAGATGTAAAGAGATGAATTGTAATTGTAACAAAGTTAATGCAATAAGTTATTTTCACGACAAATATCCTCAAATAAAAATGAGTGATTTAGAAATGCTTAATGAAAGTGCAAAAGAAATCTTAATACATCTTCTTTTTAAATCTTCATATACAGTATCAGAAACACAAAGAGCGTATGCTTATGAACATTATCATTATTGGTTAATACGTTGTATGCAAGAAATGATAGAGCGTTCTGGAGCTACAAGTGCAATATCTTATTCTGAAAATGGCATCTCAATATCTTGGAATCAAGCTCAATTATCACAAGCGTTGAGGGATGAAATAGTTCCGATAGCAGCAGTAAAAGGGTATTAGAGTATGTGGGAAAAAGAAATATGGATAGCCAAGAGAAAAAGTATTGAAACAAATAGTGATGGTTGGCAAATTGAGATTTTTGATAAGCCAAAAAAATACTATTTGAATTATCAACCAGTTTCTGGTATGACAAGCTATTTACAATATGGCGAGAAGATAACGGATGTATATCGAGCTTTTGTAGATAGAGCCTATTATCAAGGTGTAATAAATGTTGGCGATAGGGTATATTTGAACGATGGCTTAATTTCAGAAGATGAGTTAAGAAAGTTAGCAGAAAGCGATAACAAGTATTGTGAGAATGCGAACTATGTTGTTAAGTCAGTATTGCCACAAAATTACAAAACAAAGATTGATTTTATTAAGAGATAGGAGAAGATTAAAATGGAAGAAAGAAAAAAAACTATAAAAGTACGCAAAGGTACAACAGTTAAGACCGTTCCTGAACGACAAAAAGAAGATTATTTAAGAAATGGTTGGTATGTTGAAAAAGATTATGCAAATATGAATCCATTTATAAATAATTCAATTTATAATACTAAAAACAAATAATATATTATGTTAGATATAAAGTTTGATGGTAATTCAATAAGAGACATACAAGCAAGAATTAAGCAATACCAAAAACTTATTAAAATCGTTAACGAACAATTTATAATTGAAAGCCTTGAATGGATTCGAGACAAGGCAAATGACAATCTAGAAAATAGAGTTGGTTATTTTGCAGGGACTTTGAATTTAAGAGAATATTGGCAAATTACAAAAACAAGTGAGAATACTTACGAGTTAAGAAATACCAATGAAAAAGGGGCTTATGTTGAATTTGGTACTGGTATTGTGGGCTATGGTTCACACGAAAAAGCCGATGAAGTTCGATACGAATATGATGTAAATAATCATGGTGCGTTTGGGTGGAATTGGTACAATGAAAAAGATGGTTACCTAGTTAAAGGTTTTACTGGTTATGAGGGTAAATCATTCTTGTGGGATGCATTTTTTGATTATTATTCAAATGGAGAATTTGCAAAAATTTACGAGCGTATTTATAGGCAAATTATTGGTTTAAGTTAAATAGGAGTGATAAAAGTATATGTTAAACACAAAAGTTGAAAATAGCACGGTTTTTGAGCCTTATAATGAAATTTACGAGGTATTGAAAGACTATGTAGAGAGTACATACAATAATAATCACGTTGGGAGCAAGAAAGTTGAGGTTTTGAAAAACAAAATTTCACAAGAAACACCATGTGTAATATTTAGCGAACCGATAAACAAATTACAAACACAAAGCACAACATATGATAATACTACAAGAACACTTAATTATGATATAAACATATATTGTAATAAAAACAATAATAGTGAACAAATTGTTAGAGAATTAGCAATTTTGGTAATTGAGGTAATGCAAGGACATTATCATATGAACGGTGGTGTAATAGCAATTATGCCACAATTTGATAGCCCTCTAAAAGATAGTTATCAAGCGAACTTAAGATTTACAACTAACTATATACCAAGTAGAAGTAAGTTGTATTAAAAATTTAAAAGGAGAAAACAAATGGGCAGAAGTTTTAGAGAATTTAAAGAGCATAATGTTCGTGCTGGTTTAGGTACAGCGTTATGTTATAGATTATCAAGCGAAACAAAATATCATATTTTAGCACCAGTAGAAAGTTTACCAGCGGTTTTTGGTACACCAGATACAATTGAATACTCTTCAACTACTAATAGAAACGTTACAAATGTAATGGGTAAAAATAGTACTGAAACAATTGAAATTAATTTGCCTTATAATCTTGACTATATTGCTATATGCGATAATATCAACGATTTAGAAGTTAATTTTGCATATATTGATTTAGATGATTTTTCTGGTCAAGAATTTACAGGTAAACCTAGATACCATTTAGCAGATGTTGGAACTTCAGATATTAAAACAATCGTATTATCAATTGCTGTAACAAACGCAAACGAATACATTACTGAAGATTTATATGATAGCTTCCAAGATACTGTTTCAATTTTATCACCTATTCCTGCTAGTATTGAACTTTTATCAACAAATACAACAGGCATTGCTATAAACTTTTTAACTGATCCAAGCGATGCAACTTTGGATGTTTCAAGCAATAATACTGATGTTTTGATTGAAAAAGGTAGCAAAAGCATAACAATTAAAGCAAGTTCTTCAGCAACAGCTGGTAGTGCTATTGTTACTATTGTAGCAAAGAAGGATAATTATGCATCTAACCAAAGAAGAATAAAAGTTTTGGTTGTTGGTGCTTAAAAAAAATAATTTGAAAGGAATATAAAAATGAGACCATACATTGAAGATAGAGAAGGAAATAAATATGAATTTCGCAGATTAACTAGAAGAGAAAAAATTAATCTAGTTAAAAATGCAAGCGAAATTGAAAAAGCTAGTGATGAGAAAAAGATTGAATTAACTGATGAATTACTTTATACAATACTTCAAACTGTTTCAAGTGTAGACCACGAGAAATTTGAAGATATATTAGACTATAATGAAGAAATTTATGGGTTTGAGCAAGTAATAGAATTAGAAACAGCAATCATTAGTTGGGTTTTTACTCAAGCAGGTGGGGAAACAATCAAAGTTCATCCTTACCTAGAGGAAATGAAGAAGAAAGAAGAATTGGAGAAGAAGGAAGAAGTAGAACAACCAACGACACCAATTCAATACGATTCAATCGAAATTTAAACATTTTAAACGACAAGTATGGTGGTGATTTGGAGCATTTTTATTTTTGTGAAGAATTACCACTAGCTTTAGAATATGGAATGACACCACATGAGTATTGGGATGAAGATGAGGATTTATTTTTAGCATATCAAAAAGCATATTACAATCGATTACACAAACAAGCATATTTGCAAGGTTTGTATAATTATGATGCACAAGTAACAGCTTTAGCTAATGCTATGAGAGACCCAAAGAAAACGCCAAAGCCATATGAATATCATTCCAAAGATGTTTACAATCCTTTCAACGAAGAAAATAATAAGCCAAAAGGTTATATTAATACTATTGATAATACTGAAAATAATAATAAGTTATATAGTATTAAAAAAATAGCCGAAGAAAGGAGAAAACAACAAAATGCCAGTTGATTACACATTAGGCAATTTAGTAGTTAATACACAAGTAAAAGATGCAAATGGTTCGATACAATCGCTTAAAGGGCTAACCACAGCACTAAACTATTTAAACAACGCAATGAAAAAAGTTGCGAAGTCAAACGTAGATTTAGACCAAACAGGCAAAAAGTTTGAGGGTTTAACAAAAGCGATTCAACCATTTACAAGTGAATTAAGAAAATCAGAAAGTGCTTGCAAGGCATTTACAAATGCAATCAAAGTTTTAAACAAACAAAAAGTAAGCACTTCAAGTATAGAAAAGGCAAGTGCAAGTTTAAAAACGGCACAAGCAAAATTACAACAAATCAATGGCACGGCTAATCAAACACAAAACATTTTTGATAGCCTTACCAAAAGTAAAATATTTAATTTAGCTAAAATATACGCTATATATAATTATACTAAAAGATTTACCTCACAACTTTCAAATGCGGTTGGCTATGCTGTAAACTTTGAAGAAACTTTAAATAAATTCCAAGTTTCAATGGGTGACCAATACTCAAAGTCATTAAAGTTTGTTGGCAATATAACACGTGCTTTCAACTTATCGACTGAAAGTATAATGAACTATCAATCAACATTTAAAAACATGTTAGATAGTTTAGGTGGTTTATCAAGCGATGTTACTTACAAATTAAGTGAAACAATCACACGAATGGCGATTGACTATGGTTCATTGTTTAATGTTCCAATCCAAAAATCAATGGAACAATTTCAACAAGTGTTAAGTGGTCAAATTAGAACAATACGTACTGTTGCGGGTTATGATGTTAGTGAAACCTCTTTGTATAACATTTACAAAGAAATTGGTGGCACAAAAACTATGAGGCAATTAGATCAAAACGAAAAACGTTTATTAAGAATAATTGCTTTACAAAAACAAATGCAACGAACTGGTGCGGTTGGCGATTTTGAAAAGACTTTAAGCAATACAGCCAATATTTTAAAACAAATTCAAGAAACAACCAAAGAAATACTTACTTTGTTTGGTAGATTGTTTTTAGGTTCAGTTGGAAACCTTTCAGAAAAAGTACTTGGTGCGACAATAGCATTAAGAGATTTCTTAAATTATTTAAACAAAATAAAAGGTTATGAATATCAAGATTTTACTAAAAATGCAAGTGGTGGTTTAATAGGTGGAGTTACTGAAAGTGCCGAAGAAGCCACTGATGCCGTAACTGAATTAAAGAGAAGTTTATTAGGCTTTGATAAATTAAACATTTTATCTAGCACAAGTTCTAACACTAAAACAGCCGTAAATGATTATTCTTTCTTGACAAGCAAAATTGGCGAATATGAAGAATTAATTCAAAAAGTAAGCAATGGTTCACAAAAGGTAGCTGACAATATACTTAATTGGTTAGGCTACACAAGAAAAGAAAATGGTGAAATTGAAAAGACTTCAGGTGCGATTAACCGTTTAGCTGGAATGTTAAATGTTTTAAAAGTTACATTTACAAGTTTAATTTCAATTATAACATTTAAAAAAGGTGTTGGAATATTTAAATTTTTTAAAGGTCTTCCTGAAAATTTGAAAAAAGTAATGACCTCAATAACTGGTAAAACTGATATACCTAATTTGAAGAATATTAAAAAAGTAAAAGATATTTTTACCGCATTTAGTGGTGTTGTTGAAAAGCCTGCAAAAGTTGGAATATTTTCAGCTTTATCAAAATCAAAAGTATTTTCAGCAATATCAAAACCAGGGCAAATGTTAGGACAATTTATAAAATTGTTGCCAAAATCATTGGTAATAATAGGAACGATTGCAACACTATTTGCGACATTATTTATCAATAGTGAAGAGTTTAGAAATTCAATTATGAATTTGATCAAGTCAATAGCAAATTTAGCTTCAAGTATAACATCAGTATTAACACCTGTGCTAACACCAGTTATTAAGTTTTTGGGTGAGGGTTTAGCATTAGTAATAAATATTATTGCAAAAGTAATTGATTTTATTTCAAAGAGCAAAGCACTTTCAACAGTGTTAGGTTTATTGTTAGCAAGTATTATAGCAATAAATATAGCAACTTCAGTTAGCCCTTTGACTTGGATTATACTTGGAATTACAACTGTTATAGCTTTGATAGCAAAATTAATCGAAGCAATAGCGAAGTTATTTGCCGAAGGGAAAGTAAAAACTTTCTTTAAAAATTTATTTAGTAGAGAAAATAGCAATGGTGGTGGTCGAGGTACAAGCACAAGTTCTTACACACCTTTAGCAAGTGGTGGTGTTATTACAAGACCTACACCTGCATTGGTTGGTGAATATTCAGGTGCTAGAAATAACCCTGAAATTGTATCGCCAGAAAATAAAATGCGTGAAGTATTTGTTCAAGCATCATTACCAATTGCACAAGCAATATTAAATAGCAATCAAAAAGTCATAGATGCAATAGATGACTTAAGCGATAGACCAATCGAATTAAATGGTCGAAAAGTAAGTGAAAGTATTTTTAAAGACTTACAAAACGAAGCAACACGCAGAGGTAAGAAATTTGCGTAGAAAGGAGCAATTATGCCAACAATTTTAAAAATATATACTTTTGATGAAAATGGTTTTGCAAAAACGGTTATTGCTCCTGCTTGCACTAAATATCAAGTATCATATGCGGATGTTGACAAAGAGGGTAGTGGTAGAAACCCATTAACTGGTGAAATGTATCGTGAGCGAATAGGCTCATACATAAAGTTAGATTTAACATGGGATTTGATACCAGGAACAACAGAATATCAAAATTGGTATAAGACTTTAACAAGCCTACCAAAAAGTTTCGAGGCGGAATATTTAGACCCTTCCTCAAATGAATTAGTTAAGAAAAGATTTTATAGGACTGATATTCAAACGGAGTTATACCTATTTGTCGATGAGAATTGCAACATATGGAGAGGATTATCAACATCGTTTGTACAAAACGATGTTTCTTCTTTTTCTTGGGAGGGTGTATCGAGAAAAGTATTTTATTTAGGTAGTAAAAGAGGCATAGGAAGAGAAGTTGTAGTAACGAATAAGCAAAGTTTTAGCAACCTAGATTTGATAAAAAGTGGCGAAACTAAAGATATTGAAGAATACAATGAAGAATTTTATGAACCAACATATTCAGACTATTTTATATCGTGTGAAGAAAAACGTGTTAAATTAGATGGCACTTTTAAATTCCTAGACAAATCATATTCAACAACTGATGGTGTTAAAAATAGCCCTATATTTTGGTGGACTACTTGGATGTGCAATAAAGATACTGGTGAATTTAATTCACACCCTAGACTTGTAATTAAAGGCACATCATTGTCTGCAAGTTATTACACAATAGTTTTTGGTGAAATAGCAACAAATTTTAAAATCGAGTGCTATACCGAAAACGATAACAATGAAGAAGTTTTAGACAAAACTATAAGTGTTGAAAATAACGCCGAAAAAGAGTATATTTTTGAAACTTTAAAAACTTACGTAAAATTTATCGTTGAAATAATAAAAATCGATAATTCAGTTGTTTTTGATGGCGAAACGCAAAAATATCAAAGGTTCGCAAAAGTAAACACAATTTATAGTGGTGTGTTTAAGAATCTTAATAAAATTATAACTGATTACGAGATTACGCAAGAGTTTAGTGCTGATAATTCAGAATTTAATTCAAATGTGCTTTCATTGAAATTAAGAGATGTTAATAACGAATACGACCCTCAAAACGCAAATAACAAATTAAGTTATTTTAAAAATCAGCCAATTTCAGTTGACATTTATGTAAAAGATAGAGATAAAAACGAATTTGGTATAGAGGTAATTAAAAATCCTTTAGTAAAAACTTTCAAATTTAACTCAAGAAACAATGTTTATAATTGGGAAAATCAAATATTAAGTGTTACAAATTATTCAGATACTTATAATTTAGTTTATTCAAATGAAGATGAAACACCACAATTTGGCAATAATGCAAAAACATTGTCAAGTTGGTTAGGACTTTTAAATCGAAATTCTGGCTTAAGTGGTTTTAGAAATGCAATTGCTTTTGAAGACCTTGATAGTGGGGACAATCTCAAAGAAGATTACACTAACAATGTGATAATTTTAAAAGGTTATATTCCAAATCAAAGTTCTTATAATGAAGCGTTAAGGATGTTAGTAGAAGCATCTTATGCATCGCAAAAGAATAGCACAACAGGACAATTTCGTAATAAAATGGTTTTAATTGACTACAACGAGCAAAAATTATTATTTAACACACAACTATTGAAGAATAATTTAAAATTTTATGGTGAGCAAACAATAGTTAGCGATCGTTTTGTAGATAATTCATTTAAAATAACAAGAAATTATATATTTGAAGAAAGTTTTCAAGAAGCAAAACCAAAGAATTACACTGTTAAAATTTACACTTATCAAAATGTTCAAGAAGTTACAGGAAAAGATGACAAAGGCAATGATATAGTAACAAGTAAAATTGAAACGACAACTTATGATAAATCTTACACTATATCAAACAATGACTATGAAAATGAAACAATCGATAATCCATTTATTACTTCAGATTTTATGGAAGACCCTGTTAATTGGTCAAAAGAAACTTCGACAATTGCCGACAGATTAGTTGGTTATAGGCAACGTATAGATAGTTTAAATACATTTAACTTTAAAACTAATTTTAATGGTGGTATAATAGAACCAGGACATACTTATTTGTACGAAAGCAAATATGGTAATACCAAAAAAGTTGTTATTACAAAAGTAATTTTAAATGGAACTTCCTTTGCAGAAGTTGAAGCAAAAGAAATTATGGAGGATTAATTATGAAAGTTTGGCAACCAACTGATTATTATGATGTAGCAACCGAATTTACAAGAATATCAACGTTTATTTTTGATATTGGTGATAGGTTAGGCATTTATGATTTATTAAATAAATATACTTGGTCAATATCAGATATACCTTATTATGAAGATTACAAAAAAATAATTGAATCCTTAAATATTTTGTTACAAAAAACACACGCTAATAAAACTTTTGGGTATTTGACACCAGAGAAAAATTTTAGTTATATTGATGCAAACAAGATAGAGCAAGCAATGGCAGAAATAGAGAGCAAGTTATGGAGTTTCGACATAACTGGTAAAAAGATTTTGGGAAATAATTCCAAAATAATCACTTAAAGAAAGAGGTGATAAATAAATGAGTAAATTAGAATTAACCTTTACTGATGAAGCGGGGACAAATTTAAATCAATACAAAATGAAAAGAAATGTTGGCACAGCAAGTGAAACAGAAGAAGTTATACAGCTTGAACGTGATGCTAATATAACAACTCAAGGCACAATAATCAATGCCGATAAATTAAACGCAATGGTTTCAGCTATCAACGACCCAATTAGTTCATTATTCACGACTATTTATGAGGAAACACAAAATAAAAAATCTTTGCCATTAAATACAAATATAGATTTTGCTTTAATTAATTCAAAAGACTCTACACCATTATCATTTAGCAAATTTTCATGTTTATTTGTGTTTAGATTTTATTTTATGGGTACTGATAATATACGAAGATATGCAAGTGTTACTATTGGTACAGTATCATCTTATTTGTTTGAACATTCTGAAATAGTACAAATTTATGATAGTTTTGCAGATACTACTCAAAAAGTTAAAATCTTGCTTGATAAAACTAATAATACAATAACAATTACTAATTTAACTAATAGTAATACAACTACAAATGTTTTATATATAGAAAGTATAATAGGTGCATAATTATGGGAATTGTATGTAGATGTGAAAGTAATATAGTTCCAGTAGCCAACGAATCTCCAAGAGTTTGTTGTGGCACAATAAAATGGTATATGAACGATACCTTTTCATTCGATTTTATTATTAATTTAACAGATGAAGAAGGCAATCCTATTGAGTTGCTTGACACTGATAAATTTGTTGTTGATTTTTACAATAGTGCAGGGGACTTAATACAAAGTTTTGAAACTGTTGGTAGTTCAACGATAACTCTAAATTTCACTAAAGAAATTAGTGCAAAGTTTAAAAAGGGCGAATATTTTTATACAACTAAATACGAGAGTGGTTCAATAGCACGAACAATAATGCATAATAATATGGTTGTTGTTGAATAGGTGGTGATAGCCTATGAGAGTCAACGTATGTAAAAAAATTGATGAGGGTATAAAGACTACACTTGATGTTGTGTTAGAAGATAAAACAATTAATCTTGAATGTGAAGGTATAGTTGTAGGTGGTGTTACTAATGATCATGCGAGATTAGTAAACCTTGATTACGAGCATAGTGGACACATTGGTTTTGCTAGTGAGAAACAATTGAACTTGCTAGCAGAAAATGTTGTTCCAAGAAGATTAAACGTTTTACCAAATATAGATGTTAATATAGATAGAAGTAAACAATTTATATATATTAACGAGAATGATACTGAAAGTAAAAAGGTAAATATTCGAGAACTGAACTCTTACATTTTACGAAATGGTGATAGTGTTCCAACCGATATGCAAGTTGGCGAATATTTATTGTTAAATATGAAGAAAGGAAATATTTAAAAATGGCATATGAAATTTTAAGCGATAAGAAAAAAACGCAAGTTACACAATTAGTCAATACTGCTGATGGTTTAAAATTGCAACAATATTACCCTGAAACAACAGCTGAAGTTACAAACATTAAAGCAATTGCTGGTGTTACTGGTACAAACGTTCAACAAGCATTAGAAAGCATTCAAGGTAATATTAATGATATTACTGGTGGTGGTACCGTTACAAATGTTAATGGTGTTAAAGGTGCGGTAAATATTGCAGAAGGTACAAATATTGGTGTTACAGTTTCAGGGCAAAATATTACTATTTCAACGCCAGCTGAAGAAAATGTAATTAATGAAGTACAATTAAATGGCACAAAAATTACACCAACAGGCAAAAAAGTTAATGTTCAAGTTACAAAAGCAACTGTTGGTTTAAGCAATGTTAACAACGTAGCAATTACACAAACACAAGTTGACCAAATTGGCACAAATACTGAAAATATTACTAAAGCACAAACAAAAGCAGACCAAGCGTATGCATTAGCCGAAGGTCGCTCTTCAGCTTATTCTTTTGCAACTTATAGTGCTATGGTTACAGCTTTAAAAACCGCTCCAAAAAATCAATATAGAATAGGCGATAGTTTATACATTAAAGAGGAAGGTGTCCTTGATTACTGGGTTAGTGATATATTATCAACAAACACAGGTACATATGGTTACTATGAACTTTTACCATTAGAAGGAAAAGTTGATTTAATAGATTATCAAACAAAAAATTTAGTAACACCAATTAATGTTAATGGCACTACTAAAACAACTGTTGAAAGTGCATTGCAAGCTATTAATACTTTAGCAGGCACAAATAAAACTAATATTCAAAATTTAGATGATGCTTTAGGCACAGTTCAAGAAAATGTAACTAAAATTTTAAATGGTGACACAGTAGTTCCAAAAGCAGCTGAAGCTACAAAAGCAACAAATGTAGATTTAGCCGTAACTGTTACACCAGATACAACAAATGGTGATAAAGTAAGCATTGGTGCTGGTACTGGCAAGAAAGCAGAATTTAATGTTGTTAATGCAAAAAAATCAGCAACTTCTGACAAATTAACAACTGCAAGAAAGATAACTGTTAATGTTAATAGTGGCAAGAAGTCAAATAATACTACAGATATTTTAGGTACTGGAAACGCAACTTTTGATGGTTCAGCTGACAAATCTATTAGTGTTGAATTAGGTGCAAGTGGTGTAACTGCTGGTGCTTATAGTGCGGTACAAGTTAATGCAAAAGGTATTGTTACTGGTGGTGGAAACATTATTGAATTTGACACAGGTACAGGGCAACCAAGTACAAATTTAGCCGTTGGTGGTTTATTCTTTAAAAGAATTAGTTAGAAACTTGAAAGGGGAGTTTTAATTATGGCAAAATATCAATTACAACAAAAATTAGCAAATGGCACAATGAAAGATATACCAATAACAAGTGTTAACGATGTGGCTGATATTAATGTAGATGTAATTGCAGATGATTATACAGAGGTAGATTTAATAAATAAAAACGGGGATACTTTAGCTGCAATACCATTTAGAAGAATTAATGGCGAGAGCATTATTGGAAAAGACCCTTTAACTATTAGTGGTGGTGGTGGAACAAGCCATCCAGTTTATACTGAAGCAAACACTGACAAATGGGCAATGCTTGGCAATGGTACTACTGATTATTGTAAGTTTAAATTTACTGGTGAAAGCGGTAGTAGATATTATTTTGATTTAGGAAATTGTGGACAATTTCAAGGTGCAATGCTTGAATTAGAAATTGTAAATACTGATGTTGAAGTAATATTTTATAGCACAATCACTGACCAAACATGGTATGACCATCAAATTACTAACAGCCCAAATGCTGTATGTCTAACAAATAGCAAATTAATATTAGTAACTTTTGATGAAATAGCAAGAAACAGATTAGATTTAACATTAGCAGGGCAAAATGAAACAATTTCAAATACATTACAATACGGTGAGGGCGAACAAAGTATTAATGTAAATATAGGTGCTGGAACTCCTTCAGAAGCCAAATGTTATGCGAATGGTTTAATTATATCTATGCGTAAAGATGATGTTGGAATATTGCACGTAAATATTGGTGGGCAATATGTGGTTTAAAATAGGTCTAATTTTTATATTGTAATCAGAAAAAAATAACAAATTTTGTAAAAATGCTTGACAACGCAAATAATGTTTGCTATAATTAAGGCGGATTTTGGAAATGAAGAAGAATTGGAATCTGTGGGTTGGTTTGCTAGTAGCAATTGGAGTTGCTTGGTACAATGGCTATGACAAGTCAAAGATGGACAACTTTAGTAGTTTTCTGATACTATTGGTTACAATCGTTGGTTTTTTGTCCTTTTTAAAAACACTAACCACAACAAAGAGCAAGGAATTAATAGAGAGTAACACAACAAGCCAAAAGACACGAGTTAGTTACATTGAGGTTGCAAGCAATCCATATAAGCAAGGGCAAAATCTTGCGAAAGACATTGCTACTACTATCGAAATTTTGAGGGAGAAGAAAGCAATGAATAAAGTTAAAAAATTTTTTAAGTGGCTATATTTTAACAAATGTACAATCACAAATATCGTAGTAAGTATTGCATGTGTAGCGTTTGTTAATTTTATGTCTCTATGGGGCTATTTAGATCGTTATCAAATCTTCCGAACGAACCCTGTATTATTTAAGGTAATAATTGGTGTTGGTGGAGTATTATGGACAGCTTTGTCAGTATTCTGTTCTATCAACAAATTAGGTGCGGAAAATTTAAGCGAGATTGATGCACGCTTACAAGCAAAAGCGAATGAAAAGTTAAGCCGTTTAACACCAGAACAAAGAAAATTAGTTAAAGAAAACATTAAGAATTTACAAGAGCAATTAAACAAACTAAAGGTGGAGTCTGATGGGGCTATGAAAATAGTCCAAAGTTTCACAGTATTAAAGAGTATCGAAGGTTTTGATGTAAGCAATCAAGTAGAAAGTTATGAAAAAGCGTGTGCTATTGTTAGCAATAATAGTTCATTAATCACAAAACTAGAAAACGAAATTGCAATATTAAAAGGCAAACTTTAAAAAATGACACGGAAGTGGTTAGGAAACTAATCACTTTTTTGTTATGAAAGAGGGAATTGAAATAGAGAAATTTATAAATGAGATTGTAGATGTACCAAAGTTAATAAGAAGATTGTGGTTAGTGCTTTGGTTTGTAGAGTTTATTTGTATTGGTAGTAAGTTGCTTTTTCATACGTGGTTTCCGATAGTTATTGAAAATCAAAACTTTGAAAATGTGTGTGATTTTGTAGATAACCACCAAGTATTAAGAGTTAGCATAATGGCGATATTTTACGTAGCAAGTTTAAACATTGTGTTTTTAATAGCAACGAAAAGTAAGTTCTATAAGGATTGTACTTTACCTATAATATCAAATTTATTAATAGTATTTAGTTTTATAATTGGTAATATAAATAGTATGTATGGTAAAATTGCAGAACTTTTCACTTTAATTGTTTTGCCAATTATTTGCAATATTAAAAGGCAAACTTTTAAAGAATTATGGAAGAATATTTGCTTTCCTGTTTTTACATATTTACTAATTAGTTTATGGCAATTAAATATACTATTTGTGCGTGGCATTGATGATATTAGTAATCTACATTTTGCCGTAGGAATGATTTTACAAATAGACTACTACATTTTCATAATTATTACATGGTTAGGAGTAAATTGGAGTATGGGACTTTGGGGTGCTGGTTTATTTTGGTCTAACAAAATTACACAGTTAGAAGCAAAAAAGAAAAAACTAGAAAACAAAATCAAGTACATTGACAACAAGATTGAACAATTAAAGGCAAAATCGATAGAGAAAAGCACAAAAGAGCAAATTAATAAGTAAATCACTAATTGATTGTTTTTATATTTTATGCATTGCTTTTATTAATTGCATTTTTCTTTAATCGGTTTTTGCAAATGCTAATGTTTATGCTATTTTTTGGTTTTATACAAAGTTGCTTTTTGAAAAGGTTTCACGCCGATCATTTATTTGACAACGAACCTATAAAAGCGGTAAATACTTGTAAATTAATTACTTTTTCAGTAGAAATAATATATTTAATATTTTGTAAAAACTTAATACTATCAGTATATTTGGTGTAGCATTATTTAATGCATTATTAGGTTTTTACGCAGAAAGAACAATTTGTTTTAAATCAAAACTTGAAGATATTGAAACTTTAATACCACTATGTAAAGAAGCTAAATTAACCCCTTTGGCAACAAATCGAATGGTTATGAGATACGTTGAAAAGAAAACATTGAAAGAAATAGCAAGTATAGAGTGTGTAGAAGAAGAAAGTATCAGAAAAGAGTTTAAACGTTATCGCAAGAAATTAAAATTGAATAAACGAAAAAATAGGATGTCATTTTATGGCATCTTTTTTTATTGCCCCTATTTTGCCCCCTTTTATTTAGCAAAATAATTGCTAAAATTGGGTTGTGGCAAGTTGATAAACATTTCCTCAAAAAATCCGTTTCGTGTTTATTTTTACTGTTTATATAATTTATTTTGTTTGCCTATGATTCTATTCGTTTACGCTTGCCACGATTTTTTGAAAAGAGGTAAAAAATATGATGAACTACAACAATATGTATGGTGGCTATCAACAACAGCCAATGTATCAACAACCTAGTTATAACAATTATCAGCAACAACCAGTCTCACAAGGAACAAAGTATGCGTTGTACTCTGAAGTAACAAGTATGGAAGATGCAAAAGCCTACATTTTAGCACCTAATCAAAGTGCTTATTTAGAAGATAAAAACGCAAATATGCTTTATTACAAACGAATAAACAATCAAGGTCGTTATGAAATGGATGTATACAAAAAAGTGGTTGGAAGATGATGACATCGAAGTTAGTCCAAGCGAAAAAGTATGCATTTACATGTATGACATTGTAATGGGTGAAGAAGATTAAAGAGGTGGTTTAAATGGCTTACAAATACTTTAATAGGAATCCAAATGGGTATAAAATACCAGATTGTGTTATAAGAGCTATTTCAACGGCATTAAATATAAATTATTATGATGTAGTTAAATTATTACATCAAAATGCAATACAATATAGATGTGATGATTTATGTGTGTGTTGTTATGAAAAATTGCTAGACATTGACTTGGAATTACCACATTACTATGGCAATAATCGAACAGTTAAAGAAATAGCCGATAAGTTTTGCAACGAAATTCTTTTATTAAGGATTGAGGGTCATTTAACTACAAGTGTAAAAGGAACAATTTACGACATATGGGATTGTTCTAACGAGATTGTTACCGATTTTTGGGTAATAAAGTATTAAAATTTGAGGTGGTATTTTCAAAAATACTGCCTTTTTTATTGTCTTTTTCTTGTCTTTTTTATGCCTTTGTGGTATAATATTAGCGTGTGGTAAGCACAGAAAGGAGAAAAAGCAAATGCAAAACCAATCAAGATTTAGAGAAGAATTTATGGCTTTGGAACGCAACAAAACTTTGCAAGGTATGGTTAACAATGAACTAATGAAATTAGGGCTAGACTGTCGATTAAAAGGCTTTAAATATGTTAGCGATATTATAACTTTAGCGTTGATTAAGCGTAAGTATTCACGAACAACGATTGCAGAATTAACACCATTTATTGCTTATAAGTATGGTATTAAAGATTTTAGTGTGCAAAGGCAAATGCGATATGTTTGTACGATTAGAAATGCACGCAAAGAAACTGCCATTGATATTGTTTACAATGTTTGGCACAAAATCAACACAAAAATTCAAGAAGAAAGGGAGAGTTATGTAAAATGAGAATAACGGAAATTGTGATTGAAAATTTTAGAAATGTTAGCAACAAAACTTTTGATTTGAAACCAAAGTACAACGTTTTTGTAGGTGCGAATGGTTTAGGTAAAACAACACTTATCGATAGTGTTTTATGGGTGCTTTGTGGTGAAACTATTGTTTATGGCAAGAGCGACCCAGATAATAGAAACAAGAATGATTTAAGATTACCAATAGGTGTAAAAATCACGTTTGATAATAATTTAGTGTTAGAAAGAAAATATAAAGATATTTGGGTTGAGGACAAAGATGGTAACGTAAAATACTCAAGAACTGATAACAACTTTTTCATTAATGGTGCGAAATTCAAAAAAGAAGAATATTTTTCTTTCATACGTGATAAAATCAAATTTGATAGAAACCTTGAAGTAAAAGACTTTAATTTCTTACGTTTCTTAATCGATTATGATTATTTTGGAAATATCGATTATAAAGTAGCAAGAAAATTTATCGAAAAATGTATCAAAATTAAGAGCGATGATGAGTTAATTTTAGAGCAAAAATATGCACCAGTTAGAACTGATATGCAAGTATTAAAGTACGAGTATGGTAAATTATTAAATAAATATAGTACTATTATTAAACAAGCTGATGCAAAAATTGAAGAAATTCAAACAAAAATTGTTAAAAAGCAAGAATTAGTAAAACCTGAAGATATTGAAGCATACGAAAAGTTAAATCAAGAAAGAAAAGAGTTATTAAATTCAACTTTTGACAATAAAAATTACCAAGCAAAGATTAAAGATTTAGACACAAGAATATCACAAAGTCAACAAAACGTATTACTTGAAATTGTCAATGTTAACCAACAAATTAATACTTTAATCAAAAAAGGTAACGAGTTGAAATATCAAATCGACAATATGAAGAGTAATATTGAAGATAGCAAACGTTACATTCAACAATTAACTGAAGAGCAAGAAGAATACACCAGTTTAATCGAAGAAAAACAAAAAGAAAAGTTTACTGAAAAGGTTTGCCCTTATTGTGGTGGTGTTATCAATAAAGATGAAGAAACAGCATTCAAAGAAAATATTGAAAAAGAAGTCGAAATTTTAAAAGCACAAATTGAGGGTGCAAAACAAGGCATCTCTGGTTCAAAAGTAATGATTAGTTCATATGAAGAAAAGATTGAAATTTACGACAAAGAATTTGAAAAGACTTCAAAAGAATATGTTGACTTGACAACACGTTTAGAAGAATTAAGCGTTCAAAAAGAAAACAACGAAGAAGCAAAGAAATTAAGTCAAGAAAAGGCTAAATTAGAGGATGAATATCAAATAGCAATAAATACTTTCAACAGTAATAAAAATGCGAAAATTGGCGAAATTTCAACTCAAATGGAAAAATTAGCGGTTAGTATTCAAGCAAACAAAGAACTTGAAGAATTAAAACAACAATTAAAAGATTGCAAGCAACAAAAATACGTTTGTGAATCAAACATTGACTTAATCAAAGATTTTAAAGCAACTAAACTAAATAATCTTGTTAGCAAAGTAAAAGAAGTATTCCCACAAATCGATATTGAACTAATTGAAGAAAACGAAAACACAGGTAGTTTTAAAGATGTTTGCTATACAAAATTAAATGGTGTTGAATTTACTGGTGTTAATGATGGCTTTAAATATTTATTAGGAATTGAAATTATTGAAAATATCAAGAAACATTTAGGTGTTGAAGATTTGCCAATTATTTTTGACAAATTTGCAGATATTGACAAAGAAACGTTCAAAACTATTTTAGGCAAAACTAATTCACAAATAATCTGTACAAAAGTTACAGATAATAAAGAAATTGAAGTAAAAGGAGAATAATTAATATGGAAAATACTATTCAAGAAGTTAAAAACCAACCTATTTCAATGACCGAATACGTTTTAAATATGGTTGTTAATTATGCAGCTGTTGGTGGCGAAGTATTAACTGAAAGAGAAAAGACTTCTGCAATAAATATAATCACTTTAACAAATAGAGCTATTGTTACAAATAGCGATGGAATAACTTGGAATGATATTGATTTACGAGGTTGTGGATTTGCAGAACAAGTAAAACACTTGTGTAAACTTGGTATAACAAGTGAAGATAAAATATATGTAGATATTCGTAATAATAAGTATAAACCTAAAAAAGATATATTTATTAAATTACAATATCAAGCATGCGAAAAATTAATGGTTATGTATTATGAAAGTCCTAGATTTGGTCATATTGTTGATTTTAAAACTGAAGTAATTTGTATTGGCGATGAAATAGAAATAGAAGAAGATTTTAAAACTGGTTTAACAACTATTGTTTCACATAAACGAAACAAAGATATTGACAGAAATAAATACGAAAATATTATTGGTGCTTATAAAATTGCTTATTGTTGTTTAGACCCTAAAAAGCCTTTTGAATTAACACAAATTTATGTTGAAATTGATCGTAACAGAATTGAAAGAGCTTATAATGCTAGTTCATCACGAGATAAAGCTGTTTGGAATGCAGACTCTGTTAAAATGGCTAAAAAGACTGTTACTTGGGAAATGTTTAATAGCGAACGAATTAGACCTTTTATGAAATACCCTGAAGATGTTATTAAAGGTGGCGACTTAAAAATTCTTGAGGAAAGTGAAGAAATGGATTTTAACAAAGAAACAAAATATGACAATGTTGAAAAAGTTAACGAAGAAATTGATAAAAAAGTCGCAACTGAAGATGTAATAGATGTTGTGTACGAGGATGAAAATTAAAATGCTTGATATTTATGCGTTCGCCTCTTCTAGCAAGGGCAATATGTATTTAGTTAAAAACGAAAATACTAATATTTTGTTGGAATGTGGTTTGAATGAAAAAAATATACGCAAATTATTAGTGGAGCAAGGCATCACTCTTTTAGATGTAGATGGGTGCCTTGTTACCCACATTCACAATGATCATGCGATGAGCATTGATTATGTAAGTCAATACGTAGATGTTTATTCTAATATAAATGTATATAATCATTACAAGAATATAAAATATGTAGAACCTAAAAAACCTTTTAAAATTAATACAATAAAAATAATACCAATTTTAGTGAATCACGGAATGGTAGACAATTACGCTTATGTTTTTTTAGATAAAAATAGTTGCATATTTTTTGGCACTGATTTTTCATTAATGGAGCAAAACGTATCTAATTTTAAATTTGATAAAGTTTACATTGAATGTAATTATGATGATAAAGAAGTACAAAGTATTTTAGATAGCGGTGTTGAAGATGATAAAAGAAAAAAATATGTAAGGCAAATATCAACGCATATGTCAAAAGCAAATTGCATTAAGCATTTACAAATGATGGATTTATCGAAATGCAAAGAAATTGTTTTATTGCACGCTAGTGAATTTTTGATTAGTCATAAAAAAACTTGTGAAGAATTTGAAAGCGTTTTTGGAATACATACTACTTTTGCAAAGGAGAAGTAAATATGAAAATTGAAGATGGTTATGTTATTTTTGAACCTACTGATAACGTTAAGATTGAACCAAAGAGAATTTCAGGGCATTCTTTTGTTGAATTGCTAGGCTTAAATAAATTTACTCTAAAAGGCGATGCTTTATTGTATATGTTTAATATTCTTCATAGAAATGTTGCTGATATTTATCAAAAACGTGGAGAATTTGCAGAAAAATTAGTGAAAAGATGGTTAGAGCAAAGAGGAAAAACCTGCATTACTTATGATTCTAAAATTATAAAATATACAAATTTTCCAACAAATAAAAACTTTGGTGGTGTAATCGATATTGATTTGCCTGTTGAAAGAACGCTAGTTGAGGTTAAAAGTAAATCAATGAGTAAATACTCAATTATCAAGCAAACAAAACCATTAGATGAAATTTATCAAGCTATGTTATACGCATACTTAAGTGGATACAAAACCTTTACAATGCAATGGGTTTTCTTTGATGAGCAAACTGAAGATGAGATTTTTAGAGGTTTAAAACCAACAACATTGCAAAACGTAAAAGGCATTAGTGCTGTTTATCAAGTAGATAAAAGTGATATATTTATAAAAATGTGGCAAGCAAAAGAAATTGTCGATGATTTTATAAAAACGAAAAAAATTGAACTTAAAGATATTTCAGAAAAATGCTTTGTAGAACTTAATAAACAAAATTTTAATAAAAAAGAAAATGAAGAACAAGAAGTTGAATTGATAGAGGAAGACCTATTTACATTTAATGAAGCAGATTTTGAAGATATGGGGTTTTAACTATGGAATTAAAAGAACGCATTATTTGGTGTGATACTAGACAAAAAGGCAAGCAATGGGATTGGCTAAAAGAAGAATTTAAAACAAGAGGTTATAAGATTAAAGATGACAAACCTATGACTTATGGCGATTATTGTATGCCACCTAATTTGTCAGTGCTTATTGACACTAAATATTGTATACAAGAAATTGTAGGTAATGTTACCCAACAACACGTAAGATTTAGAAATGAACTTATTGGTGCAAAGGAAATGGGAGCAAACTTACATATATTAATCGTAAATGAAGAAAATGTTAAATGCATTGAAGATTTAAACAAATGGGAAAACCCACGAATTAAAACGTGGGCTATTCAAAGAAATCGAGCAAGAAGAACAGGCAGACCATACCCAAAACAACCACCAACAAGTGGTAAACAACTTGCAAAGATACTTACAACAATGCAAAATGAGTACGGAGCAATTTTTGACTTTTGTAAAAAAAGCGAATGTGCTGATAGAATAATAGAAATTTTAACTGAAGGAGTTGAAAAGTAAAATGGTTAAGAAAAATAAAGGTTTATCAGTTGGTAATTTGATACAAGTTTACAAGTTGAGACAAGGTGTAAGCAAACAAAATTACAAATGGCAACTTTTTATGTTTAGTGATACAAAGTATGATAACGAGCTTAAGAAATATGTTAATTTAGGCTATTACACAATATTTATTAAGAACCCAATTGAGGACTTACGAGAAAAAGATGTGATTAGAATTGATAAAATTTTGGCTATATCCTCAAATAGTTCAACATATAATGGTAGAGTTTACAAACAAACAGTTGTTACAATAGAAGCTAGAAAGTTTGAGAAAAAACAACAAGATGTAGACAATTTAGATACATCAGTTGAACAAGTCGATGACCCAACAAGTTTTGATGTAGGTATGGACAATATGCCATTTTAGGAACTAACAAAAGAAAAACACTGTCAAATTGATGGTGTTTTTTTAATTTATTTCATTTTACTAATTCAAAGTACTTGACAAATATTTTTAAAAGGTGTAAAATGGTGGTGTGTGTTTGAGACATACAGAAAGAGGTAAATAGTGAATGATAAGCATTAAAGAACGAAAAGAAAAAATTGAATATCTAAAAGCAAGAATATTTGAGATAAATCAATTAAACGAAGAAATCAAAGGCAACGATTTATACAATGATGATTTGCTAGAAGATTATTTTGAAGGTAGTAAGCAAACAGAAATACATTATGCATTAAGAAATTGTACTTACTACTTGGGTATTATGATTCAAAAATTACAAAGTGAATTGAGTTATGAAACCGCACAATACAATATGGCGAAAACGAAAGGAAATTAAAAATGTTAACACAACAAGAAAAAGAACAAATGGAAAATGTTTTTAAAAGAAACAAAAAATTAGGAATTGCACCACAAACAAAATCACAACTTGCAAAAAAATTAGGAATGTCTAGGCAACTACTTTACTATGTAATAGCCAAAAATGTTAATTCACCTTACGAACCAATTCTTAAAAATTGGATTAAAGAGGCAAATGGCAAGGGTTGCAAGATAGTTTACAAAGTTAAAGAGAATAAACTTAAATTGCTTGAAAAATATGGTTTTGAACATAGTTTTAAATCATATTATACAAAGTACACAGCGATGGATACTGGGTCATATCAATATGTTGTTAACGAAAGCGACTTAATTCTTAAGTTGATCGTTACAAACGAAGATAAGGTAATGCTTGATTTAGAAACATTTGAATTACCATATGAAAGAGATACATACGTAGCCAATATGAAAGATATTGAAGATACTTGTATCTTTGATGAGAAAATTACAAACTTTGATATTATATATAATCTTGTAAGAGATAATATAATTTATCGAGTTTTAATCGAAAATAATTAATAATGCGTTTAAAACAATTTGTTAAGAAATATATTGACCCAAATTTAATCGTGAATGTATTTGTTAAAGTTAATAATAAATACTATAAAAAAGTTTATTCATGTTTAAGAGCAAAAAATTTATTAATCGATTTAGAACACGATAATTACAAAAATTATTCAGTTTTAAAAATCGAAGAAATAAAACAAAACAGAAATAATGCAAACACAATCAATATAGTTGTGCGAGATAAACACAATATTTTTGAATGGAAATAAAAAAGGGGGAATAAAAGTATGTTAAAAATATTAATACCAATTATAATTATTGTTGTATTAGTAATTATAAGAGTTGCGTATTCGTTTGGCGAAACAAAAGGCAGAGAAAAAATCTTTGCTAAAATACTTAGTGAGGTTTTATACAAGGTTTATAAAGACTCAATAAAAGAAACATTAATTAATGGTAGTCTTGAGGACTTACTTAATAATTTAAAATCTGAAATGAAAAAAGAAAGAGAGAACGAAAATGATGATGATAAATAAACCAATGTTTATGAATTACTTTGAAGATGGTAATTTGTTACAACACGATAAAGATAAAGAAACTTTTGTTTTAAGCAAAACCGATATATTAGGAAATTTTTGTTTAAATCAAGAAGAAATGGAAAAACTTTGCAAATTTATTGAAATGGCAAATGACAAATCAAAAGTTAAAGCAAAGTTAAATGGCACAATTTTAGAGGTTAAAATAGATGAGCCTAAATTAAAAGCTAATATTAATACTTTAAGTATTGATAATAAACCTCAATTAAATTTAAACGAAGTAATTAGTAGCTTTACAATTAATGTTGATAAATTAAAAATAGCAAGTGCTTTTTCTGACAAAAAAGGTGTAAGAGCGGTTTTAAATGGTGTTTGCGTTAGAAATGGTTGGATTATGGCGACTGATAGTTTTAGTGCTTATAAAACACCTTGCGAAGATACTTCAGTTAATTTAGTTATTAATAACTCATTTATAAATATTTTAAAAGAATTAAAAGGCAATATTAAACTTGAAACTGATGGAATGAAAATTTGGCACAAAAATGAAAATGGTTTAACTTACGTTGGAAGATTGCTAAATGGAACGTACCCTAATCTTGAATATATTTACAATTCTATTAAGAATTTTGATACAACAACCCTAAACCTTGAACAGATATACAATATTTTTGCATTATCAGGCTCAAATTCGTTAATTGGCTTAACTTTAGATAAATTTTGCATAAATACTAGCACCACATTTGTAAACTCTGAATTTGAGGGTATTTTTGACTTCAAATTTGAAAATGAATTTTGGTACAACTCAACAATGCTAAAACTTGTGTTAAGTTTTATCAATGATAAGAAAAATGTTAAACTAAACTTTTCACATGATAATCCAAATAACCCCGTAGTTATAAATGATGAATTTCTAATTTTACCTGTAAGAAAAATGGAATAAAAATTAGTATATAATTTGCAATTAATATATAAATTGTGATATAATATTAGTGTGGAAGTCATGAGCCACGAAAAACATAGTTGGTAGTATGTGCAAGTACTATTAACGGCATATTACCGACTGAAAGGCACTTTATGATATGGGTTGCACACCATTGATTAGAGTGCTTTTAATTTTAAACAAAAAAAGGAGAATAGAAAAAAATGAAATTTACAGAAATTTTAGAAGAATTAAAAAAAGGTGAGAAAGCAACACGAGAAGAATGGGAAAAAGTTAAAACATATCGATATAAATATATTAAACTTGAACATGGCGATTGTGTAGCATATCTAAAAGATGGTTCTGTTAGACGTAAAGGTGAAGAGTTAACAACTTGGGTAGGATGCATTTTTGGCTGTGCTGATTTTACCGCAGAAGATTGGAAGATTTGGGTTGAAAAACCAAAGGATATTAAAATTAGAAACTGGCAACCTAAACAAAGCGAAATTTATTACTCAATTTTAGCAAATGGTTCTATTGATTATACTACTTACGATAGTAATAATAGAATTGATAAACAAAGATTAAGCTCTGGGAACTGTTTTAAGACTGGAGAAGAAGTTGAACATATGCTTGAAAAAATTAAAATTATAAATCAATTAAGAAAGTTATCAAATATTAACTTTAATGATACTTCTGATGAAGCACATTATGCAATAGCATATGATGTTGAAGCCAACGAAATTACTTTTAATGTAAGTTATTATTATAAAGATTTGCCCTTTAATATCTACTTTGCAACTGAAGAAGCACTTAAAAAAGCTGTTGAAACGATAGGCGAAGATAATTTGAAAAAGTATTACTTTGATATAAAGGATAATCAATAAGAAAGTAGGTAGAAAACAAATGGGAGTAAAAAGAGTTGTTGACACAGATTTTTGGAAAGATGATTGTGTGGCTGAAAAGTATTCAGCTGAAGATAGATATTTTTTCTTGTATTTGCTGACAAATCCTAATTCAAAACAATGTGGTATTTATCATTTGCCATTAAGAGTTATTGCTTTTGAAATGGGTCATTCAAGAGATAGCGTAGAAAGTATCATTGATCGATTTGAGCATAGATTTAAAAATATTATTTACAACAAAGAAACTCAAGAAATAGCAATTTTGAATTTTTTGAAATATTCAATTGTTAAGGGTGGAAAACCAGTTGAAGATTGCATAAGAAAAGAACTTGAAAAGGTCAAAGATAAAACTTTAATTCGTGCGGTTTACGAAAATATGAAAAGTTATATGGATGAAAATATAGCAAAGAATGATAAATCAATATATATTAATATTAAAAAAATATTTAAAACATTTATAAATAATATTAATGATAATGATAATGACAATGAACGAATCGTGCCACGAATCGTGAACGAATCGTCAAAGAAAGCACCTTATGTTGAAATTGTTGATTATCTTAACGAGAAAATAGGTGCGAGATATTCAGCTAAAAGTAGCAAAACTCAAACGCTTATTAATGCAAGAATGAACGAGGGTTTTACTCTTGAAGACTTTAAAACAGTTATTGATAAAAAATGCAATGATTGGTTGAAAGATACAAAAATGTCGAAATATTTGCGACCTGAAACATTGTTTGGCACAAAATTTGAGGGTTATTTAAACGAAATACAAAAGAAAAAAACATTGCCAAGTTGGTATCAAGAACCTACTAAACAGCAACCAAAATACGTAGAACCAACTAGCGAAAGTTTAAAAGATTTAGAAGATTTTTTCAAAAATAAGGAGTAAATACTAAAATGAAATTATATAGTGAAAATGATAGTTATAAAATATATAACGGCGATATGCTTGATATGTTGCAAGTGATTAAGCCTGAAAGCATTGATGCAATTATTTGTGACCCACCATATGAATTGGGCTTTATGAATAAAAGTTGGGATAGCACTGGTATTGCATTTAAGAAAGAAACGTGGCAAAATTGTTTTGAGGTTTTAAAACCAGGTGGCTATTTGTTGGCTTTTGGTGGTTCGAGAACTTATCACAGAATTGCTTGTGCTATTGAAGATGCAGGCTTTGAAATAAGAGATTGTGTTATGTATTTATATGGATGTTATTCAAGCGATACACAAGTTTTAACTAATGAAGGTTGGAAATATTTTTATGAATTGAATAAAACTGAAAAGGTGTTGCAGTGGGATAAGGATAATGATAAATTATCTTGGATTAAACCACTGAACTATTTTGAATACAATATTGATGATGAATTAATATTGCTACAAAACAGACATACCGAACAACTTATAACAAAGAATCATAAAGTTGTATGTGATATTAAAAAAGATCATAAACAATACCATAATAAGTATGATTATATTGAAGCACAAAAAATATTGAAAAGCGATTTTGTAAAACTTCCACTAGCAAGTTATTATTATGGAAGCTTGCATTATAAATATGCTTATATAATTGGTTGGTTTTTAACTGATGCTTGGATACATAAAGATGGTAAAGCAGTATGCTTTTCACAAAGTAAAAAAGATAAATTGGTTAAGTTAAAAAACGAACTAGAGCGATTAAAAGAAAAAGGTTTATGCAAATATAGTGAGTATATAAGAAAAAGCAAAAAAGAAAATCAACAAGAAGAACATAGTTTTTATGTTACAGGCAAAATAGCAAATTATTTAATCAATGAATTTCCTAACAGAGAATTCAAAGAAGAATTTATTGAACTTGATAAAGAATCAAAAGATAAACTTCTTGAGGGTTTAATAGATGGAGATGGTAGCAGTAGAGAAAATAGTTATTCTCACACTTTTTGGAGTAAAAAAGATTTTAGAAATAACATATTATCTGCAATGCTAACTACAATGGGATATAGAAACTATATATCTTACAACGAGGGGCATAAAGGTGTTGTATTTAATACAAAACATCAAACAACTGAAATACAATATAAGCATAAAAAAGAAAATGTTAAGTATTCAGGCAAAGTTTATTGCTTACAAACTGAAACAGGTGCATTTGTAGTAAGAAGAAAAGGCAAACCATTTATAAGTGGTAATAGTGGTTTCCCAAAGTCAAAGGATATTGCAAAAGCATTAGAAGGTAAATTAACTTTAGGGAGTTCAAATCCAAAAGATTTTAAAAAACTAAATGGCGAGCAAGTTACTAGGGGCAATTGGGGTTATGCAACAATGCAACTAGAACAAGGTTATAGAAATAAAAATTACGATACAGAAGCAGAGAGTGAAACGTATTTAGGTAAATTAGAACCAACAACCGATTTAGCTAAAGAATGGCAAGGTTGGGGGACATGTTTGAAACCAGCGTATGAACCTATAATTGTCGCAAGAAAGCCATTTAAAGGTAGTGTGGTTGATAATATAATCAAGTACAGAGTAGGTGGAATAAACATTAATGGATGCAAAATAGGCAATGAAAAGAGAACACAATTTTCTGGTAAAAGCAATGGTAGAATTTATTCTGAATACTCTCAGAAAAACGCTCATTTTGAAACAGTCGAAGGTCGTTTTCCAGCAAACGTAATAACAGATGGTAGTGAAGAAGTAGCTAAAGGAATGCCAAACACTACAAGCACACCAATAGCAGAGGAAAGTGCAATGAGATATTTTTATTCTGCAAAGGCTAGCAAGAAAGATAGAGATGAGGGACTAGATGCTTTTGAAGAGCGAAAAACTACTGATGGTTGCATAAGAGCTAATGTAGAAACGGCAAGGAATTTTGGTGCAAATTCTGCGTTAAGAAAAAACATCCATCCAACTTGCAAACCAACTGAATTAATGCAATATTTAGTTAGATTAGTTAGCCCAAAGGGTGCAACGATTTTAGACCCTTTTATGGGTAGTGGTAGTACTGGAAAAGCTGTAATGTTTGAAAATCGTGAGCGTGATGCCAATTATAAATTTATCGGTATTGAATTAACTGATGAATATTTGCCGATTGCACAAGCACGAATAGAATATGCACGTGATAAGTTTAAGTACGATCTAGAGCAAGAAAAAGTTACGAAGGGCAAACAAAATATATTTGATTTTATGGAAAGTGAGGAATAGTTATGGGAAAGCAAATAATATTAATATTTAGAAGAAAATGTGGAATGTGGGTTGTTTTTTATGATAAAAATTTTGGTTTAAAGAATAATGAACAATACGTTTGCGATTTAACACCAAAACAAGTTTTGCAGATTATGAATAGCGAAAGTTACCAACGTTCAATTGATGTTGAGACTGAAGTTATTGATGAATTAAGGATTGAATATAAAGAAAATAAATATATTTTTGGAAAGTTGGAAAGGTAGAATAAATAATGAAAATAACTGAAATTAGTAAAGAATATTTAGAAAAAGGTGGTTTAATTAGAAGAAAAGGGTGGGATTTAGATATATCGATTGGACTTTCAACTTCAAAAATTGATTTTATATATTATGAAAACTCAAAACCTAAAAAACCAACCACATTTTTTAGAGGTCTGGTACAAGATATTATGGCTGATGATTGGGAATTGAATGAAAAACCAACTCAAGTATGGCAACCTGAAGAAGGCGAAACGTATTTTTATATTAGTTCAGTAGGTGATGTAGAGTCTGAAACATATGACTCTGATACTTATATAGATAACGCTCGGTTAGAATTTACTAATATATTTAGAACTGAAGAAGAAGCAAATATAATGGCTACAAAATTACAAATCATTGCAAAATTAAGAAAATTATCTAATGTTGATTTTAATGAAGATTTTGATGAACAAAAATGGTATATAACATATAATCATAGAACAAAATCAATTGAATGTGATACCACCTATCATGTACAAAGAATGCCTTTCTGCATTTATTTTAAAAATCAAGAAGATTGTGGAAAAGCAATTGACACCATAGGTGTAGAAAATCTAAAGAAATATTATTTTGATGTAGAGGATTAGTTATGACAGATTTAGAAATAATTAAAGAACAATTAAACAAAATGAATTTAAAAAATGTAGATATTCAATATTATGATGATTATATTTTAATGAGAATACATATTTCTGGTATATATTATCGTGAGGTATATTTTAATTTAGATGGTTCATTCAAGGAGAAAGAGAAAAACGATGAATAGAGAAGAATTAAACGAGTTTTTAGGTAAAAAAGTTAAAATTACAATATATGGTATTGATGTTACTGGTATTTTGAATCAAGCTAGCGATGAATGCTTTGAAAAATTTCCTATTATTGGTGATATTTGGTATCTTCTAATAGAAGAAACAACACATCAACCTATTTGCCTTTTTAAGAGCTACTACGTAACAAAATGCAATTTAGTACCAGAATTGGAAACTGACAGTAAAAGTGAAAAATAATTAATGGAGGGAATATGAATAATTGGAAAGAATATAGAATTTATAAAGAAAAAGTAAGGGGTATTCAAGATACATTACAACGTGCTAGAGAAAGAAACGAACAAGAACATCGTGAATTTAATAGAATTGTAGGCATAGGCACAGCAGACCTGCCAGTTTATTATGATTTTGATATTTTTGAATATGAATTTCAAAGATTAAAAGCAAAAGAAACACCAATGTTAGTTGATTGCAGTAATTTCACTTATAAAGAATTTGCAAATGGGAAATTATATTTTTGCCCTAAATGTTGTAATATGATTACAAAAAGCTATTTTTATTGCCCTACTTGTGGACAACGTTTGCTATGGGTAAATATATACGATACAAGAACAACGGTTGAGGATGGAGAAAATGCAGATAGAAAAGATTAAGCAAGAATTACAAAGCACTTTAGAAGAAATAAAAAAAGTTTATGAAGAAAACGATGCGTTAGTAAAACCTAAAACTTTAAATGATGGCAAATACATGCAAATGATTAATACCAAATTAAGATTTATTTTAGGCAATCCAAAAACTAACAAAATTATGTCAACCAAAGAAGCAGATGAATATTATTTTGACAAGAAAAAAGGTATTCAACATATGCAAGCAAGATATATGCTAATTTTAGAATTGCAACAATATATCACTGAAGAAACAATGTTACCATTTATTTATGATAGATATATGGTATGTAAAATATTACAAATAAGTTATAGTACTTATAATATGTATATTGATGATGCAAATAATAATATGAATTTAAACGGCAATGATGAAGTAGGCGATTTATTTTTAGATATTGAAAGTATGTTGCTTTCTGATAGAATCTCAAGTGCAGAAAACAAAATTAAAGATGGTTCATCGATTGATAGAACAAATCGATACAAAAAGCAAAATGGTGGTTTTGGTGTTACGTTTGAAAAAGATACTTCAAGAGATGGCAAGAAAGAAATCATAGTAAGCACTGAAGATGCACAAAAGAAGTTAAGTACGTTTGGCTTTTCACAAATTTTAATAGAAAATAACGAAAAAAAAGAGTAAAAGTATTGACAAATAAATAAAATAGGTGTAAAATGGTGGTGTACTTTTTGAAAGAGAGTGCGTGATTGGAGAGATAGAATATGATTTATAGTTATCAAAGAGTAAGTTCAAAAGAACAAAATCTTGCACGACAAGAAGAAGCGTTTGAGAAGTGGTGCAATGAAAATGGTATTAATTCAAAAGATTGTTTAATATTTGCCGACAAACAAAGTGGTAAAGATTTTGAAAGAAAGAATTATCAACTAATGTTGGAAGAACTTAAACAAGGCGATGTATTAGTAATTAAATCAATTGATCGTTTAGGAAGAAATTATGATCTAATCATTGCAGAATGGACTAAAATTACAAAAAGTATTAAAGCTGATATAGTTGTAATTGATATGCCACTACTTGATACTAGAGATAAAAAAGAAAACTTAACAGGTAAGTTTATAAGTGATATAGTATTACAATTATTAAGTTATGTTGCAGAAACTGAAAGAAATAATATCAAACAACGACAACGTGAGGGCATCGACATAGCATTACAAAATGGTGTTAAATTTGGTGCAAAAGAAAAAATTACTGATAAAGAAGAAATTGACAACTTTAAAACTGATTATATATCAGGTATGAAATATATAGATATTCAAAATAAGTATAATTTAACAAAACCAACAATTATAAATATGGCAAAAAAACTTGGTTTACCAAGCAGAAATAATAAAGCTGAAAAACAATTATAGAATGTAGAAAAAAATGAGTACAAATATTTCAAAAGAAAAGAGATAAATCCTTGTAAATAAAATAAGCAATTATGCTAATAATTTTAATTTGAACAAAAATTATAGGTGCTTGCACCTCCTGCATTGCAGGTGTTTCTACTACCTTGTGTAGTTAGAATAAGAAAAATAAACCGCTACTCTGTATCATTTTTCCCCTACCTTTACACAGAGCCAAATAAACAAATTTTCCTAAAGAAAGGCGGAGTTGTTTTCATAATTTCATCTTTGCTAGTGAGATGTCATGTATCCTTTTCTATTATTAGTTAGTTTTTAAATTTAACCCCCAATAATTATAATTTAATAGCAAAAAGAAATATTTATTTGTTTACAACAAAAGTTTGATTTACTAGCGATCGAACTTTTTATTTTTTACTTGACAAACATATGTTATGGTGGTATAATACAAGTGTTTTTGTTGATTGACATAAAAACACCTCCTTTTTTTGATACAAGTTTTTTTGGTTTCTTTATAAAAACCATTATTCCCCTATTAAAGCAAGCTGGAAACGGTTTGCTTTTTTGTTTTATTTAATCAAGCCCAAAAAAAGGTATTATTTTGATTTTAACCACTATACCATTGACAATTTATCACTTTGAAATAGAAAATTTGAAAAATAGCCTAAATTTAGGCTCATTTATGAAAATACAACCGATTTAAACACTGATATTTTCTTAATGCTAAAAAATTTACTGAGTTAAATCAATGACAAACCCCCTTTATCAAAACATATAGTAAATAATATTTTTTTTAAAAAAAGGTATTAAAATATAAAGTTCTAAAAATTTGCAACAGCAAAATTAGGATACACCCCTTTTTGGTATTCTCTGATAACAACACAAAAAATTTTCAAAAAGTGGGGCAATATCTCAAAATTGCATTTAACAAGTTATTAAGCAAAAATTGCCTATTTAAAATAGCGATAATTTTAATAAAAAATGTGTGTTTTAGTTGTGGTTATCTTTTATAATATGAAAACGTTTACATAAAAAATAATGTGCTAAATGTATTGACAAATTTATTAAAAAAGTGTAAAATGTAAGTGCTTTTAAATAAACAAAGCAATGGAGGTTAATTTTATGAAAAAATACATTAAAGAAAATTTAAAGGAATTAAAAGAGAAAAAAACAACATACGATCAAATGATCGATTATTGTTGCGTTAATTGCATAATGAACAATTACATAGTAGAAGAAGTGCAAAAAAAGGATATATTTTTTGAAAATTATTGCGGTAGTGATTGTACATTTTTTAATAAAGATGATGAAGAAATAACAAAAGAAGAATTCTACGAACAAGATGATGACATATCCCAGTATTACATCATATCAAGTTATGATGCCGAACGTTTAGCTGATTATACAAAAGAATTAGTAATATACAATGATGATTTAGACCTGTACATATTGTGTGTTAAACATGGGGGAACTGCTTGGTGTGGTGTTCCTGCAAATT